ACATGGAGCAACGTTGCGGGCGGAGCCAGCCACACCGCAGCCACTAAAACCGACGGAACATTGTGGTCTTGGGGCTATAACGGCTCCGGTGAACTCGGCCTAGGAGACACAACCAGCCGTTCATCTCCTGTTCAGGTTGGGTCACTTACGACGTGGGATAAAATTGCGAGCGGCATTTCTCGAACCATAGCAATTAAGACCGACGGAACATTGTGGGCTTGGGGAAGTAATTACGCCGGTGGGCTCGGCCTAGGAGATGAAATCAACCGTTCTTCTCCCGTACAAGTTGGAGCGTTAACCACATGGAGCAAAATTGCTGGTACTGGTAGCCACTCTATAGCAATCAAAACCGACGGAACATTATGGTCTTGGGGACGTAACAGCTTCGGTCAACTCGGCCTAGGGGACACAACCAACCGTTCATCTCCTGTACAAGTTGGGGCTTTAACCACATGGAGTAACGTTGCAGCGCAAGATTTACACACCGTAGCTAGTAAAACTGATGGAACGCTATGGACTTGGGGATATAACGGACAAGGTCAATTAGGTTTAGGAAACACAACCAACCGTTCTTCTCCCGTACAAGTTGGGGCTTTAACCACATGGGATAAGGTTGCGAGCGGCAACACTCACACCATAGCCACAAAGACAGATGGAACTTTGTGGACTTGGGGACGTAATAACTATGGACAACTTGGCCTAGGAAACACAACCAACCGCTCATCCCCTGTACAGGTCGGAGCGTTAACCACATGGAGTAGTATTGCCTGTGGTCAAAGCCACACCATAGCCACTAAAACCGACGGAACATTGTGGTCTTGGGGACGTAACAACTTCGGCCAACTCGGCCTAGGAGACATAACCAACCGTTCATCTCCCGTCCAAGTCGGAGCATTGACGACATGGAGCAATGCTGCGGGCGGGGGTTCTCACACCATAGCCACTACCGAGGAATAGGCAAAAGTCTTTACTTAACGATAGGTTCTGCCATAAAGACTAAGTGAATAACAACTCGACCAAGAAGCTGCACTTCTTGTCTGGCCTTCCGCGTTCTGGGTCAACGGTGCTAGCGGCAATTCTGAATCAGAATCCGCAGACGCACGTTTCAACCACCTCTGGTCTTGGTGCTGCGCTTGATGCGTTGGCGACAACGTGGCATCGTGAGCCGCTGCTAGAAAAGAATGATCGCGACAGAAAGAAACTAGCCAACGCAATGCGTGGCTTGATTCATGGGTACTACGACGAGATCACGTCAAAGCCGATTGTGATTGATAAGGCGCGCAACTGGCCGCTTCCGGTGGTTGTATCTTCAATGGCTCAAGTGCTGGGCCACAAGCCGCGCATCATCGCCACCGTTCGTAGCGTGCCAGACTGCATGGCGTCCTTTGTCCGCGTGGCAAAACCAGAAAACCTAGACGACTTTATCCAGCAGTCAGGACTTACGGCGCATTTAAAATCATCCTATCAGGTATTGCAGGCTGGGTATCAGGCCGATCCAGAATGCTTCCTTTTTGTAGAGTACGAAGACTTGCTGGCTAACCCGCGCGCACAACTCCAGCGCATCCACGACTTCCTCGGCCTTGATCCGTTTGACTACGACTTTGAACGCATTGATGGCTCCACCGTAAAGGAAGACGACGAAGTTCTGCACGGTGTGGCTGGCCTTCACGACATCAAGCCGAAGCTAGGGCGACAGCACAATCAGTCGCCTCACGATGTTTTAGGTCATCACTACGGTGAGTTTTGCCAGCCCGAGTTTTGGATGGAAAAACCGCGAACGACGCCAATCATTGATGATCTTGATCTACAGCTGACAGCATCGACGATGGGCAATTTTGCCGAGGGTCGACGCATTGCAGACAAACTAAAGTCGGAACGTCCTAACGACCACAAGGCCGCATTCAATCGCGGATGGTACGAGCTAAACGTCGGCAAGATTGAGGACGGCTACGCCCTGCTTCATCGAGGCCGCAGGGTCGGCGTATTCGGAAATAGTGCGCCCAAGACTCCACAGCCCGAATGGGACGGCAAAACCAAGGGAACCGTCTTGCTCTACCTAGAAGGCGGCTTGGGCGATCAGATTCATCAAGTTCGCTATGCTGCTGATCTTAGCAGACGAGGATGCCGCGTGATTGTCTCGTGCAGCGGTTCGCTGGTCAGCCTGCTGCAAAAGCAGCCAGACGTGGCGGCCGTCGTGCAGCATGGAGCAGAATACGGCGTTTATCACGACTGCTGGCTGCCGGCAATGTCGGCGCCATTGTATCTTGGCCTTGGTTTGACTGACCTAAGTGGTGCGCCCTACATCAGCCGCCCGGTTCAGCCAGAAGCAGGCAAGATCCGAATTGGCTTGCGCTGGTCTGGAAACAAGCAATTTGAGGCGCAGCATCACAAGCTCTTTCCAGCCGAACCGTTTTTCGATGCGGTAAAGCGTGCGGATGTCGAATTCATCAGTCTTCAGCGCGACGCGGATCTGGAGTTCAAACCGCACTGGGTCGCACCTGTGGCGCTTGAGACTTGGAATGACACTCAAAAGGCAGTGGCATCCTGTGATCTGGTCATCAGTTCCTGCACGTCGGTTTCGCATCTATCCGCTGCAATAGGAGTTCCCACTTGGGTCGTCATTCCAATCATGGGATACTACCTTTACGCCATGCCAGGTCCTCGAACGCCTTACTATGACTCAATGAGGCTTTTCCGTCAGGTTCAGTTTGGTCAGTGGAGCCATTGTATGGAGGAGCTAAAGGAAGCCGTCGCCACTTTTAACAAATGAACTACTGCCTCGTCGAAAACAACGCCATCGTCGATGGTCCACGCGGACTGCCTAAGTCATGGCGAAACATCTCCGGCCTAAATTGGCTATCCAATGATGAGTTGCGGCCGCTTGGCTGGCTGCCGTGTCGAATTGACGAGGGCGTCGTCGACGAAAAGTTCGTTGGATCGACGTTCACAGTCACGCCGACGGAGGTGGTAGAACTGAAGCAGTGGCGCAAGTTTACTGCGGAGGAGAGCGCCGAGATCGCTGCGCAAAAGGCAAAGCAGGTTCGCAACGAGCGAAACACCAAGCTTACGCAGTGCGACTGGACCCAGCTTGATGATACGCCGCTTGATAACTTGGCAAAGAGCGCCTGGGCGAATTATCGTCAGGCATTGCGCGATGTTCCGGATCAAGCCGGATTCCCATTCAATGTGACTTGGCCGGTTCAGCCATAATGAGTCATGGCTAATCTATCGGACATCATCACGCCGTCAAACGTACTGACGGCGAGCAATACCGCCACGCTGTCGAATAAGACGATCAGCGGCGCAAGCAACACGGTAACGAATGTTTCGCTCACGGTTTCCGTCACTGGTACGTTGCCTGTGGCGAATGGAGGAACCGGCGTTACAACTTCTACTGGCACCGGAAACGCAGTTCTTTCGGCCAGTCCAGAGCTGACTGGGTCGCCTTATGTAAACGGCTCCTATCGCTCAAACGCCGTTGCGGTTTCCGCTCTTGATATTGATTGCTCTGCTGGTAATTACTTTACCAAGACAATCAACGCGAACAGTACATTTACTTTTTCTAACGCGCCATCGTCACGTTCGTTTTCTTTCACGTTAGAGCTGACGCATACGTCAGGAACTGTGACGTGGCCGGCTGCGGTAAAGTGGCCGAAGGATACCGCGCCGACTTTGACTGCCGGAAAGACCCACTTGTTTATGTTCGTGACTGACGATGGTGGCACACGTTGGCGTGGTGGTGCGCTAGTCGATTACGTTAATTAAGATGGACCAGACGACGCATAGGATGATGATGGGTGCTGCTGGTGCTACAGGGCCAGAAAATAAACTGTATACTTGGGGAAGCGGCGCAAATGGAGCACTTGGATTAGGCAATACAACTGGCTATTCATCTCCGAAACAAGTTGGCGCTCTTACAGATTGGAGTGTTATCAAGGGACCGGGAATTAACAATCGTTTTCATGCAATCAAAACAGATGGAACACTTTGGAGCTGGGGAAGTGGAAGTAGTGGTCAACTTGGATTAGGCAATACAACTAGCTATTCATCTCCGAAACAAGTTGGGGCTTTGACAAATTGGGCAAAAATATCTGCTGGCGCAGTGTTTACAGTAGCAATAAAAACAAATGGTCAAATTTGGGCTTGGGGTACTAGTGGTCGAGGTGAACTTGGACTAAATAACACTACTGACTATTCTTCGCCAAAACAAATAGGCACACTAACCAACTGGTCTCAGGTTGCTTGTGGCGATTACCATACGGCAGCAATTAAAACTGATGGAACTCTGTGGACTTGGGGTTATAACTACAACGGACAACTTGGTAGAGGAACATCTGGAAGTGGAACGAACGTTTCTTCTCCTGTTCAAGTTGGTGCTTTAACAACTTGGTCTAAAATAGCCGCAGGATGTAATTTTTGTGCCGGAATTACATCCGATGGTAAACTATGGACTTGGGGAGCTAATTTTAATGGACAGTTGGGTACTGGTAATTTGAACTATCGAAGTTCGCCAACCCAAGTTGGCGCACTTACAACTTGGAGCAATGTTTTTATTGGATACAGAACTTGTTTTGCAATTAAAACAGATGGAACGCTTTGGGGTTGGGGCTTAAATAATACTGGTCAACTTGGTGACGGAACGCTTATAGCTAAATCCTCCCCAGTTCAAATTGGTGCATTAACTAATTGGTCAGTTGTTTCTCCGAATTCAAGTCACACAATTGCATTAAAAACCG